ATGAGCGAGCACGCCAAACTCTCCCCATCCAGCGCGCACCGCTGGCTGAATTGCCCCGGCAGCGTAGCCCTTGAGGTGACGTGCCCGGACGATTCCAGCGACTTCGCCGACGAGGGCACCGCTGCGCACGAACTGGCCGCCATGGCATTGACCGCCGGCAACGATGCCGCCGCCTACCTGGGCCGCGTCATCCAGGTGAATGGCAAAGGCTGGGAAGTCACCGACGACATGGCCGGTCACGTGCAGAAGTACCTCGACTACGTGCGCAGCATCGACGGCGAACTCATGGTCGAGCAGCGCTTGAGCATCGAGGCCATTACCGGCGAGGCCGACGCCAAAGGCACGTCCGACGCCGTGATCTTGGCCGGCAACGAAATGGTCATCGTCGATTTGAAGTATGGCCGAGGCGTCAAGGTCGATGCCGAGAACAACGAGCAGTTGCAGATTTACGCCCTGGCCGCGCTCAACGAGTTCGAATTCCTCGGCGACTTCCACACCGCGCGCGTCGTCATCGTGCAGCCTCGCCTCGACCATATCAGCGAGTGGGTGCGCAACGTGCCAGACCTGCGCACGCTGTTCGCCGAGCACGTCAAGCGCGGCGCCGAGCGCTGCTTCTCGGCCATGCAGTACCTCGGCAACTACAAGGAACTGCACGAGAAGTACCTCAACCCCGGCAACGATCAATGCCGATTCTGCAAGGCCAAGGCGATCTGCCCGACGCTGACCGAGCACGTGCTCTCCACCGTGGCAGACGATTTCGTCGATACCACCGAGCCCGTGGCCCCGCAGATTGCGCACGCCGCCGAGCGCACCTTCGACAACGCCATCCTGGGCAACCTGCTGGGCGCTGTTGATCTTGTCGAATCCTGGTGCAAGGCCATCCGTGCCAAGGCCGAGGCCGAACTGCTGGCCGGCCGTCCGGTGCCCGGTTACAAGCTGGTCGAAGGCCGGCGCGGTGCCCGCCGCTGGTCCGACGACAAGGAAGTCGAAGCCACCATGAAGTCCATGCGCATGAAGCTGGAAGAAATGTACGACTTCTCGCTGATTTCACCGACCACCGCCGACAAGCTGCACAAGGCCGGGACCATCGGCCCGCGCCAGTGGCCGAAGCTGCAAAGCCTCATCACGCAGAGCGAAGGCAAGCCCAGCGTGGCGCCCGAGTCCGACAAGCGCCCGGCCCTGGTCATCCAGGCCACCGCCGACGAGTTCGCCGACGTTACCGAAACCGTGGAGGACTTGGTGTGAAGAACCTGCCGCCTGCCAACGTGCTGCCCAGCGACGCCGCAAAGCTGCTGCGACAGGCGGCACAGACCCCGTTAGTACCCAACGCGCCGGAACCCGATCTGCTGCGCCGCGTTGCAATTGAAAAAGCCACCCAGCAGATCAAACGCAAGTACCCCCAATTTTTTAAGGAGTGATCCACCATGAAACTGAAACTTAACAACGTCCGCCTGGCTTTCCCCGTGCTGTTCGAGGCCAAAACCGTGAATGGCGAAGGCAAGCCGGCTTTCTCCGCTTCCTTCCTGATGGACCCGGCCGACCCGCAAGTGAAGGCCCTCAATCAGGCCATCGAGCAAGTCGCCAAGGACAAGTGGGGCGCCAAGGCCGACGCCATCCTCAAGCAGATGCGCGCTCAGGACAAGGTGGCCCTGCACGACGGCGACCTCAAGGCGAACTATGACGGCTTCCCCGGCAACCTGTACGTGTCCGCCCGCGCCACCACACGGCCGCTGGTCATCGACAAGGACAAGAGCCCGCTCACCGAGCAGGACGGCAAGCCCTACGCCGGCTGCTTTGTGAATGCCAGCGTCGAACTTTGGGCGCAGGACAACAACTACGGCAAGCGCATCAACGCCAGCCTGCGCGGTGTTCAGTTCTTCAAGGACGGCGACGCCTTCGCGGGTGGCGGTGCCGCGAGCGAGGACGAGTTCGACGACATCGCCGAAGGCGCTACCGCCGACGACCTCGTTTAACCACCCAAGCCCCGGCCTTCGGGCCGGGCGCTTTGGTGAGGCGGCGCGCAGCTTGGGGATTGCCTAGGGCCTCTCCCCAGCCGTACAGACGGCACCGCACACGCCCGCCGCCTCACCAAAGCGAACACGGAAAAGAACATGACGACCCTTTGGCTTGACCTTGAAACCTATTGCGAAGTGCCCATTACCAACGGCACCCACGCCTATGCAGCCGGCGCGGAAATCATGCTTTTCGCCTACGCCATCGACGACGGCCCGGTGAAAGTGTGGGACTGCACCGCCCAGCCCCTGATGCCCGACGACCTCGCCGACGCGCTCGACGACCCGGCCGTCATCCTCTACGCCCACAACTCCCACTTCGACCGCACGGTGCTTTGGCATAACGGCTACCGCCTGCCGCGCGAGCGCTGGCGCGACACGATGGTCAAGGCCCTGGCCCATTCCCTGCCGGGCTCGCTGGGCGATCTGTGCGACATCCTCAAGATTCCCACCGACAAGGCCAAGGACAAGGCCGGCCGCCAGCTAATCATGCTGTTTTGCAAACCGCGCCCGGCCACCAGCAAGGTGCGCCGCGCCACGCGCGAAACGCACCCCGCCGAGTGGGCCAAGTTCGTGGAGTACGCCGGGCTCGACATCGAGGCCATGCGCGCCATCGACAAGAAGCTGCCAGCATGGAACTACCAGGCCGGGGAACTGGCCTTGTGGCACCTCGACCAAGCGATCAACGACCGTGGCGTCATGGTCGACACCGACTTGGCGCATGCCGCCATCCGCGCCGTGGAGCGCGCGCAGAAGGTACTCGCCCACCGCACCAACGAACTGACGGACGGCGCGGTGCAGGCGGCCACCCAGCGCGACGCCATGCTGCGCCACCTTGTCGCTGCCTATGGCATCGACCTGCCGGACATGCAGCAAAGCACGCTGGAACGGCGCATTGCCGACCCTGACATTCCGGCCGAGTTGCGCGAACTGCTCGCCATCCGGTTGCAGGCCAGCACCACCAGTACCAGCAAGTACAAGACCCTCGCCAAGGCGGTGAGCAGCGACGGCCGGCTGCGCGGCACGCTGCAATTCAACGGCGCCAGCCGCACCGGCCGCTGGGCCGGCCGCCTGTTCCAGCCGCAAAACCTGCCGCGCCCCGTGCTCAAGCAGGCCGCCATCGACCAGGGCATCGAGGCCCTGAAAGCGGATTGTGAGGATCTGCTATTCGCCAATGTCATGGAACTGACCAGCAGCGCAATCCGGGGGTGCATCGTCGCGCCGAAGGGCAAGAAGCTGGTGGTCTCCGACCTCTCCAACATCGAAGGCCGAGTGCTTGCCTTCCTGGCTGGCGAAGAGTGGAAGCTGCAGGCGTTTGCTGACTTCGACACGGTGCAGGCCGAGGGCGGCCAGTGGATTACCGGCACCGAACTGGTGGCGGCCTACCTCGAACGGCGCCCTGTACCGCTGGCGCTCGACGCCAAGGGCGAGCCCATCCGCAAGGGGCATGACCTCTACAAGCTGGCCTATGCCAAGTCGTTCGGCATCCAGCCCGAGGCCGTGAGCAAGGATAACCGGCAAGTGGGCAAGGTGCAGGAACTCGCCCTCGGCTACGAAGGCGGGGTCGGTGCCTTCCTCACGTTTGCCGCCGCCTACAGCATCGACCTCGAAGCCATGGGCGAGCAGGCCATTGGTGCCATTCCTGACGCGATCATTGCCGAGGCCACCAGGGCGCTGGAATGGACGAAGCAGCAGAAGCGCCCGACCTTCGGCCTGTCCGACCGCGCCTGGCTGGTGTGCGATTCTTTCAAGCGCTCGTGGCGCTACGCCCATCCGGCCATTTCCTCATTCTGGAAAGACCTCGAAGAAGCCGCGCGCATGGCCGTGATGCGCCCCGGCGTGACCTATGAATGCCGCATGTTGAAGCTGCGCCGCGACGGCGCCTGGCTGCGTATCCGCCTGCCGTCCGGCCGCTTCCTTTGCTACCCCAGCCCGCAACTCGACGACGCCGGCAAGCTGTCCTACATGGGCGTCAATCAGTACAGCCGCAAGTGGTCACGCCTCAAGACCTACGGCGGAAAACTGGCCGAGAACGTGACTCAGGCCGCAAGCCGTGACGTGCTCGCCGGGAACATGCCGGCCATCGAGGCGGCCGGCTACCAGATCGTCCTCTCGGTGCATGACGAGAACATCACCGAAGCCGAGGACCGCGACGAATTCAACGCCGACCACCTGGCCGGCTTGATGGCAACCACCCCCACCTGGGCCAAGGGCCTGCCGCTCGCTGCGGCCGGCTTTGAAGCCTATCGCTACCGGAAGGACTGACCTATGACCTTGTACCGTCTTTATCGCATGTATCGCGGCTGGGGCTATCGCCCGACGCTCGCCCTTAAATCTGCATGGAGGCGCATCCGCCATGCGTGAGAGCACCATCGAGAACTACCTTGTCGAGCGCGTCAAGGCCATGGGCGGCGAAGTCCGCAAGGTGAAGTGGATAGGCCGCCACGGGGCGCCCGACCGCCTCGCCATGCTGCCGGGGAACACCTTGTGGGTGGAACTCAAGGCACCCGGCGAGAAGGCCAAGCCGCACCAGGTACGTGAGCACGAGCGCATGCGCCGCATGGGCCAGCGCGTCGAGGTTGTTGATTCCTGCGAGCGCGTCGACGAGGTGCTGGCATGAGCAAGTGGGACCGCCGCATGCTGGGCCTGGTGAATCTGGTCGCCACATGGAGCAAAGACCCGAGCACGGGCGTGGGCGCCGTGATCGTGGATGCCAAGAACCGGGTTGTCTCGCTGGGCTACAACGGATTTCCGCGCGCCGTGTGCGATTCCGACGAGGCCCTGTTCGACCGCGACGAGAAGCTGCGCCGAACCATCCACGCCGAGGAAAACGCCTTGCTGTTCGCCGGCCGCCCGGTGGAAGGCTGCACCATCTACGTGACCCATCCGCCGTGCGCACGCTGCGCGGCCAAGCTGATACAGGCCGGCATTGTGCGCGTCATTGCGCAACTACCTGCCGAGGGCTTCGGCGAACGCTGGGCCGCTGACATGCGCAGCGCCTCGGCCATGTTCCTGGAAGCCGGCGTCGGCTTTGAATACGTAGAGGCCCGGCAGTGACACCCTCCGCCTATTACAACGAGATTGACCCTTACGCGGCCCAATGGCTGCGCAACCTGATTGCGGCCGGGCATATCGCGCCCGGTGAAGTAGATGAAAGGAGCATCCTTGATGTTAGCCCCGACGACCTCGCCGGATTCACGCAATGCCATTTCTTCGCAGGCATTGGCGTGTGGAGCTATGCCCTCAGAAGGGGGGGGTGGCTGGATAGCTCGCCCGTATGGACAGGTTCCTGCCCTTGCCAACCTTTCAGCGTGGCAGGCGTGGGTAGTGGGTTCGACGACGAGCGGCACCTTTGGCCCTTCTGGTTCCACCTCATCGAGCAGCGCCGCCCTTGCGTCGTCTTTGGTGAGCAGGTTGAAGCAGCGATTAGGCACGGTTGGCTCGACGTTGTTCAAGCTGACATGGAAGGAATCGGCTACGCCTTTGCAGCGGCCGGTGTTCCTGCTGCGGGCGTCGGCGCCCCGCACATCCGCCAGCGGTTGTGGTTCGTGGCCGAGTCCTGGGGCCAGCGATGGAAACGGGGGCAAGGGGCCGAGGATTGGCATGTCCATGACAGGCCGGATGCCGGACGGCAGCAAGGCCACCGTGGGGCTTCCGGCATTCACCAAGATGGCGGTTTCACACTGGCCGACACCGCTTCGGCAGGACGGGGATTCGTCGGGCGGCGAGGGAGCCCTGGCGAGGGGTACGAGGGGCCACACGCTGACCAGCATAACCAAAGATATTCAGCCGGCGCCATGGGCGACGCCAGCGCGCCGGGACTTTCGGCATGCAAATGCCAAGACCTATGCGGAGAGGGGCGGAGGGAAGAAGGGCGAGCAGTTGAACAACCAAGTGGTTCATTTTGGGCCAATGCCGACTGGCTCGAATGCAGAGACGGAAAGTGGCGGCCAGTTGAACCCGGCACATTCCCGCTGGCTCATGGGGCTACCGCCCGAGTGGGACGGCTGCGCGCCTACGGCAACGCCATCAATGCGGAAAACGCGCGCGAGTTCGTAGCCGCTTACATGGAGTGCCGGCCATGACCCGGCAAGCCTTTATCCCCCGCGAGTACCAGCAGCCGGTCATCGACCACATTCTCGACGAGTCGCGCGACGCCGTGTGGGCCGGGATGGGCATGGGCAAGACCGTGTCCGCGCTGACCGCGCTCGACATTCTGGAAATCACCGAGCCCGGCCCGGCCCTGGTCCTTGCCCCGCTGCGCGTGGCCGCGAGCACCTGGCCGGACGAGGCGAAGAAGTGGGAGCACCTGCGCAACGTGGAAGTGTCGGCCGTAGTCGGCACGCCCGAGGAACGGCGCGCCGCGCTCAAGCGGCCGGCGACGATCTACGCCACCAACTACGACAACCTGCCGTGGCTGGTCGAGCACTACGGCGACAAGTGGCCGTTCCGCAAAGTGGTGGCCGACGAGAGCACGAAGCTAAAGTCCTTCCGCCTGCGTCAGGGCGGGGTGCGCGCGCAGTCGCTCGCCCGTGTCGCGCATTGCAAGGTCGACCGTTTCATCGAACTGACCGGCACGCCCAGCCCGAACGGGTTGCAGGACTTGTGGGGGCAGGCGTGGTTCCTCGACAAGGGCGTGCGCCTGGGGCGCAGCTTCGAGGCATTCAAGGCCCGGTGGTTCCAGTCCATCCAGGTGGGCAGTGACCGCCACGCTACGCGCCTTGAGCCCCTGCCGTTCGCCCAGGAGCAGATCGAGGACCGCATGCGCGACCTGTGCCTGTCCCTCGACGCGCGCGACTACTTCGACATTTCCGAGCCTATCGTCAACGTCATCCGCGTGGAGTTGCCGGCCAAAGCCCGGCGCCTCTACAAGGACATGGAACGCGAAATGTTCCTCGCGCTGGAATGCGGCACCGAGGTGGAAGCCTTCAACGCGGCGAGCAAAACAATCAAGTGCCTGCAACTCGCCAACGGCGCGATCTACACCGACGACACGTGCAGCGCCTTTGCCGAAATTCACGACGCCAAGCTGCAAGCGCTTGAGGACGTGATCGAGGAAGCGGCCGGCATGCCGGTGCTGGTGGCCTACCACTTCAAGAGTGACCTCGCCCGCCTGCAGCGTGCCTTCCCCAAGGGCCGCGCCCTGGACAAAGACCCGCAAACCATCCGCGACTGGAACGCCGGGAAGATCCCGGTCTTGTTCGCCCACCCGGCCAGTGCCGGCCACGGCCTGAACCTACAGGACGGCGGCAACATCCTGGCCTTCTTCGGCCACTGGTGGGACTTGGAACAGTTTCAGCAAATCATCGAGCGCATCGGCCCCACGCGCCAGGCGCAAGCCGGGCACGACCGCCCGGTATTCATTCACCACATCGTCGCCGCCGACACCGTGGACGAGCTTGTGATAGCCCGCCGCGAATCGAAGCGCGAGGTGCAAGACCTACTACTTGAAGCCATGAAGAGGAAACAACGATGAGCGAAGAACGACCCGAATACGCTGCTGCCCTCACCACCCAGGTGGGCGGCAATCACTACAAGGACATGGCTATCCAGCCGGTCGAGTACATCCACAAGAACGGCATCGGCTATTTCGAGGGCTGCGTCATCAAGTACGTGAGCCGGTGGCGCAAGAAGAACGGGGTCGAGGACTTGAAGAAGGCGCGCCACTTCCTCGACCTGTTGATCGAGTTCGAGGACGCGCAGCGGGGTGGCCTGTAATGGCTGACGAAATCGACCTCGCCCAGGAGCGCGAGCAAATTGCCACCAACTCGGCCGTCGATGACGTGCGCGCCATGGCTGCACGCATTGAGCCCGGCGCGCCGGGTGAATGTGAATTGTGCGGCGAGTGGTCCGGCCGCCTGGTTCGCGGGGTCTGCGCCCCGTGCCGCGACAGGTACAAGCTGCCATGAGTGAAACCGAATTTTTAACCGCTGACGAGTTGGTCGAAGTGACCGGCTACAAGCACGTCGCCAGCCAGCGCGAGTGGCTGGACAAGAACGGGTGGGCCTACGTGGTCAATGCCGCCGGCCGCCCCATTGTTGGCCGCTGGTTTGCGCGCCTTCGCCTTGCCGGGGTGCAACCCACGGCGGCCGGTGCCCAGCCAGTTGGCCGACCAAACTTTGCCGCTTTGGACTAAGCTATCATGATGCGCCCGAAATCAAACCACCGCGATCTGCCGCCCAGGATGCTGCGCCGCGTGCGCACGCTCAAGAGCGGTAAGGTTTGGGAATCGTTCTACTACAACGGCCGCGACGCCGAGGGGCGCCGGGTCGAGATTCCGCTCGGGCATGATCTGAATGAAGCCAAGCGCAAGTGGGCCGAGTTGGAGTGCCGCGAGGCGCCAGCGGAAACCGGCTTGATGCGGTTTGTGTTCGACCGCTACGAGCGCGACGTGATACCGACCAAGGCGCCCAAGACGCAGAAGGACAACCTCGGGTGCTTGGTCATGCTGCGCAAGGTGTTCGACACCGTGGGCATTGACACTATCACCCCGCAGCACGTGGCGCAGTACCGGGACAAGCGAGGCCTCAAGGCCCCGGTGCGGGCAAATCGTGAAATCGCGTTGCTCTCCCACGTGTGGAACATGGCCCGCGAGTGGGGCTTTACCGCCAAGGAAAACCCGGTCAAGGGCGTGCGCAAGAACAAAGAGAAGCCCCGCGACTTCTACGCCGACGACGCCGTGTGGTCCGCCGTGTATGCCGCCGCGTGCGTCGAGTTGCAGGACGCCATGGATTTGAACTATCTCACCGGCCAGCGCCCGGCCGACGTGCTCAAGATGCGCCTCGCCGACATCAAGGACGGCGCCATCGAGGTGCAGCAGAACAAGACCAAAAAGAAATTGCGCATCCTGCTGGACGATGAAGGCACGCGCACCGAGTTGGGCAAAGTCATCGACCGCATCAAGGGCCGCGAGCGCAAGGTGGCGAGCCTGTTCCTGATTGCCACGCCCGCCGGCACCGCGCTGAATCAATGGACGCTGCGCACCCGCTTTGACGATGCGCGGGCCGATGCCGCCAAGAAGGCCACCGAAGCCGGCGACGACACCCTGGCCGCAAGAATCCGCGCCTTCCAGTTCCGCGACATCCGGCCCAAGGCCGCGTCGGAAATGGACCTCGAACACGCCAGCAAGCTGCTGGGCCACACCGAGCACGAGATAACCGAAAAGGTCTATCGTCGGGTGGGCGAAACAGTGAAGCCGACCAAATGAAAACGGCCCCGATCACGGGGCCGTTTTTCGCACCTGGCGGAAGCGGTGAGATTCGAACTCACGGAGGGTTTCACCCCTCGGTGCTTTTCAAGAGCACTGCCTTAAACCACTCGGCCACGCTTCCAGTAATCTGCCGCACCCCCTGGGGGTTGCGGAAATGATTTCCGCAAGTTGCGGAAACGATCAATAAAAACCCTTATAAATCAACGCGCTCGGAGGCGATGCAACTGCTTTCAAGTCCTCGGAGTAAATGAGGAAAATCAACAGGTTAGAGCAAAATCATTTCCGCAACCCGCCTTTATTTCGTTATCCTAACACGTTGATTCTGCGATAGGCTACAGGGTACATGCGGAAATGATTTTGAGGGGTACGCCATGACGAAAGAGCACAAGGTACTTGCAGGCATTGCCGTGCTGATTGGGGTTTTCTTCGCCTTGGGGTGGGACGCCCCAGCCTATCTGGCGTGCGCAGCTTTCGGGCTGTACGCCGGCCGGGACATTTTCCTCGAAGCGTAGCGGCGAAGGCGGGCCGCGTAGGTCCGCAAGATCCCGGCCTTCATTTGAGCAGCGCCCCCTCGGCCGTGCGCCGGGCCACCAGGCCGGGCAGTTTCTTGCCGCCACCCCACACCCACTTCTGCAATTCCTCGGCGGCCCCGTGCCAGTCGCCGGCATCGACGCGCCGCTTGAGCGTGCTCGCCTTGTAGCGAGTCGTCCCCAGGTTGAAGCAGAAGTCGGCGATTGCCGAGTGCTTGGCGTCGCCTTCCAGCCACAACACAGGAGACAGCTTTCCGGCTGCTCGGTGGAACACGTCAGCATCCTGCTGCATCATGGCCTCGGCCACAGGCTCGCTGATGGGCGCCATGTCCATGCGCACGTCCGGCCCGGTGTGCCCGTAACCGATGGTCGGCACGCCAGCCGGGCAGCGGTATGGCTTGAGGCGTAGGCCCTCAAACTTCCGAATGAGGGCCAGCAGGGCTTCGGGAATCATCGGCCGCTCATCTTGCGCAGGCTGCGGTCGACCAGCCAGAAGCTCGCCACACTGGCGGCCATTGCTTTCTCATCGACACCGAACGCGGCCTTGAGTGCTACCAATGGGTCGGCCCCGGTTTGCACGGCCAAGGCGAAGCCGGCGACTACGACGGCCGGCCATAGCACGATGAGCCATTGCAGCGCCAGCAGCGGTCGAATGATGGCGTTGAAGGCATCCACCCACCTGATGCCGGTTTGCACCGCCTGGGCCTTCGTCGCCTCGATGATGGCCTGAATCTCGGCCGCCCCGATGGTGGCGTCGGCTTGGGTGGCGGCTAGTTGCTGCGCCTGGTCGCCTTTCAGCTTGTCAGCTTCCAGTTGCTTGTCGAACATGGCGAGTTCGTGGCTGCGCTCGTCCTTACGATCCAGCCACTTGAGGACTTCGGGCGCCATGCGGAACAGGCCACCGAATAGAGTACCAATCAGGGTTTCAATCATTTGCTGTTTCCTTTCTTCGCTAGGTTGTCGATGCGAGCCTCGATCATTCGCTCGACGGCAAAGAGCAGCCGGGTTGCCATGTGGCCCCCGACGCCGGCCGCCGCCGCGCAAATCCCCACCGGGTAGTCGAAGCCGGCCAAGAGCATGAACACGCCCAGGCCGACAAAACCACTGGTGAAGATTTCGCCGATTAGCTCAACGATGTTGAAGGCGCGGGTGTGCCTGCGCCTTACTCGGGCGTACCAATTCACGATTCCACCTCCGAATGCCATACCCAGGGCCAGCAACCAAGTGGAGGCCGTCCAGGTTGTTGGGTCTTTTTCAGGCATCGAGCACTTCCTTTGCAAATTCCACGTCGGCAGAATGGGACTCCCGGCAGTGGTTGTCCTGCCAGAAGAACAGGACGTTGATAATTCGATAGGCGATACCCCACCCGCACCGATGCCGATTGACGTAGGCGCGGGCGCTCACCGTCTGGTCATGATGGCCGCCCAGCAACAGGCAATTCACGCCCTGGCTGATCCATGCGGCTGCGCGGGTCAGGTAATCGCGCATCACAGCCCCGCCGCTACCTTGTAGAGGTTGTCCAGGGTTTCGTCGGTCAGGCCGAGAGCGGCCGATAGTCCGGCAACCAGGGGCGAATCCCGGCGCACTTCCTGGGCGTATTCCCATTCGATGCGGGCGGCGTCCCCCTCGGCGCCCGGCATGTTGGCGACG